AGAGAGCTGCGCGGCGACGGGCTTCCTGCACGCCGACGCGGCGGCGAACCTGGTTGTCACCGGCACCGTGGCGGCTTCGGCGCGGCTGCGGCCGACCGGGTCCAGCGCGATCGTCTTGACGGCTGCGGCCGATCCGCGGCGGCGGGCCTATCTCGCCGGCACGGCGGCGATCGTCTTGACGGCGGCGGCGGCGGCGGCGGCGCGGCTGCGGGTCGCCGGCTCGGCTTCGCTGGTCGTTGGCGGCACACTGTCGACGGCGGCGCCGGCGGTCGGCGGCACGGCGTCGATCGTCGTCACCGGCACGTTCAACCCGCGCAAGCGGCTGGCGGCGACGGCTGCCGCGGCGATCGTCGTCACGGCTGCGGCCGACGCGCGGCGCAAAGCCTATTTGACGGCGGCGGCCTCGCTGGTCGTCACCGGCACCGCCGATCCGCGGCTCGTGCGGCGGCTGCAAGCGACGGCCTCGATCGTCCTGACGGGCACGGCGACCGGATCGGCTCGGCGGCGCGGCGCCGGCGCGGCGGCCCTCGTCCTGACCTCGGCGGCCGACGCGCGGCGCCGGGCCTATCTCGCCGGCTCGAGCTCGATTGTCGTCACCGGCACCGGCACGGCGCGGGCGGTGATGCGGCCGACGGCGGCGGCAAACCTCGTTTTGACGGCGCCGGCGGTCGATGCGCGCAAGCGGCTGGCGGCGACCGGCGCGGCGGCGATCGTCGTCACGGCGTCGGCCGATGCGCGCAAGCGGTTCTTCATGGCGGGCACGGCCTCGCTCGCCGTCACCGTCACCGGCACGGCGCGGCAAGTTTACCGGATGTCCGGCACGGCCTCGATCGTCGTCACGGGCACCGCCGATCCGCGTCGCCGGCAGTACGGCGCCGGCACGTCGGCGCTCGCCGTCACGACGGTCGGCGACGCGCGGCGGTTGCAGTATGGCGCCGGCACGGCCTCGATCGCCGTGACTACGGCTTGCAACGCGACGATTGTCCCGGCTGAGAGCTTCGCGACGATTTCGCTGGTCGGCACGGCAATCTCGAATTCGCAGACGATTTCGCTGCCGGCGCATACGACCGACGACGTCGCTTATTGGGCGGTGATGTCGACCGTTAACAATACGACCGGCACGGCGCCGGCGAATTGGGTCAAGGTCGGTGAGGACATCCAAGGCAATCGGTATATGCAACTGTACCGGCGCGTCCTGACGGGCTCGGGCACGTCGGCCGGCAATTTCACCGGCACGGCGCCGGAGCGTGGCGTTTGTTGGGTGCTTCGGAACGTCGACACCGCCGATCCGGAAGGGGCGGTCAACTTCGACTCGGCCGGCTCGTCGGCGACGTTCACGATGCCGGCGCTGACGCTCGAGCGCACCGGCGGCTCGTCCTGGGTGCTATCCGTCGGGCTGACGCGAACCGGCATTGCCTCGACGATCATCGACACGTCGACGCCGTCGGGGATGACGCGGCGCAACGGCGGCTCGATCGGCTCGAATGGCTCTTACGGTTTTTGGGACACGAATGCCGGCGTCACAAGCTGGTCGTCGCCGCCGGCGATTGCCGACACCGGCAACGCCGCGGCGATGACGGCGCTGAGCTTTGAAGTGCGGGCGAAGCCGCTCTAAAGGAAAGGATCGACCGATGGGACTCCTTTTCGCGCTGCTGATTCACATAATCGTTTTGTCGGTGATCCTGTATCTGGTCTTCCAATACCTGATCCCGATGCTGCCGGACGCGGTGCTGCAACGGATCGTGACGATTCTCGTGGTGCTGATCGCGATCCTGAGCTTTCTTCGCTATCTGCCGGCCGGCTATCTGCCGGCATGGTGACGAGTGCGGCGCGGCGCTTCCGCGCGACAAACCCGAAAGGCTGAACGGATGAGCGATCCGACCGTCGATCCGCACGGCGACAACGGCGACAAGGACAAGAAAGACAAGGGCGCCGATTGGCGGCCGGGTGAGAAGGAACTAGTGCAGCGGCAAACCGATGCGCTCGAGGCGATGGCCGACGCGCTGGCGCGGATCGACGAGAAGCTGCCGACGGCGCCGGATGAACCGGACGCGGCGCCGAAGCCGGCCGGCTGAGATGAGGAGTCGCCGATGCCTAAATGGACCATGAGCGACCAGGGGCTTGCCGAGCTCAAGGTCGAGGAAGGCGAGCGGCTGACGGCCTATAAAGACACCGTCGGCGTCTGGACGATCGGCGTCGGTCACACCGGCCGGATGACACCGCCGGCGGTGGTCGCCGGCATGAAGATTACGGCCGAGCAGTCGACCGAGTATCTGCGCGGCGACCTGAAACCGGTCGTCGACGCGGTCAACAAGCTGGTCAAGGTGCCGATCACGCAAAGCATGTTCGACGCGCTTTGCTCGTTCGCGTTCAATGTCGGAACCGGCGGCCTCGGCGGCTCGACGCTGCTGAAGAAACTGAATGCCGGCGACTATGGCAAGGCGGGCTCGTTCGCCAAGAACAAGGCGGCGCCGGGCGGATGGGATGTGAAGTCGGCCGGCACCGGCGCGGCCGGGCAGTTCCTGGCCTGGCGCAAGCAAAAGGAGCTCACGGGCCGGCGCATCCGTGAGCAGGCGCAATTTTTGCGCGACGGTCTGCCGGGTAAGCCGGCGTGAAGGGTGCGGATGACGGCGCGCGACATTGTCGCGATTATCCTGTCGGTCTCGATCCTGCTGCATCCGCTGATTACGGTGGTGATGCGGGCGGTGTTCGATGCCGGGGTTTCGGGGCCGGCGGCCGAAGCCTTGCAGGCGATTGTCGTCGCCACGCTGGCGGTGGTCGCCGGCTATCTCGCCGGGCCGGATCGGCGGCCGCCTGGCGCAAACGGTCGGTGACACCGGGCGGCAAGTTCCATCCGAACGGGTGCCGGGTCATGGCGCGGCCTTTCGTTCGATGAGCGCGGCGACTTTGTTCGTGAGGCGGCGCTTCAATTCGTTGGCGGTGTCGACGCTGAGTCCGATCGTCTTCCGCATTTCGCGTTGCGGCGTCGAGTTCCAGAATCGCGTGATCTGTTCGGCATCTTCGGCGGTTTCGATCATCATCTCGAGCCGCTCGATATATTCCTCTGGCGAGGGCATCGGCGGCGGCTTTGGCGCCGGCGGCTGCACGGTTTCCGGCGCCTCGTCCGGGCGATAGGTTCCGGCGCGGCTTGGCACCGGATTGTCGGGGCCGTGAGTGATCGCCCGTGCCGGGGTTGCGATCGGCTCGTCGAGCCGCGCGTTCTCGAAATGCCGATCGCGCGCCTCGACGGCGGCGGCGATCTTTGCCGGCGTCTCCGGCGACAAGGCGCGCGGCTCGGTTCGCGTATCTTGCCAAGCCTGCTCGACCTGATGCCGTTCGGCCTCGGTTAGCCGGCGCGGCGCGGCATCCTGGACGATCTCGCCGGTTTCCTGGTCGATGAGCTCGCCGGGCTCGATGCCGGCCGACGGGTCTTCGGTGTCGGCGAATGACGTTGCTTGCGGCGGCGTTCGGGCGCCGCGCGGAATCGTCGGGCCGTCGTCGAGTCCGGTGTTGTCCGGCCGATGGTCCGGCGCGGCCGTCTGGACTAGGGCGTCGAGGCGGGCGGTCACGGTCTGCGGCCGGCGTTTGGCGATCGCCGGCGGCTTCGGCCGCGGCTGGTCGTCACCGTCGTCGCGTTCGTTGTCGTCGTCGGCGAGAAAGAGGCGGTCGAGGTCGGTCGACATCGGCAAGACTTTGCTATGCCGGCGGGCGACCGTCTTTCGGGCCATTTCTTCGTAGTCGGTTGTCCAGGGGCCGGAGTCCTTTGCGCGCGAGCGGCCGCGGACTTCTTCGACTTGGGCACGGTTCATAACTTCGTAAGACTTGGCACCGCCTTTGAGGGTGGCGATCGAATAGACGCCGCGGATCGGGCCGGGGTCGTCAAAATTCGGCGCGTGCCGGATGAACGGCGAGTCGCCGAGCTCGAACTCGAACTGGTCGTTCATGCGCACGACCTGGACCGTCCAATCTTCGAGCTCTCCGGAATTTCTGACCTTCTTCCTTAAGCCGGCGATCATCGGCATATATTGGGCGATCTTGCCGCGGCGCTTGTCGTTATAGAGGACGAGCGCGGCCTCGCGGCCGTCCGGCAAAAGTCCGTCGGTCGCGCAACGGATGATCGCGTTCCAAAGCGACCGGCGATCGCAAAAGAGCAAATCGGGGTTGGTCTGGACGGCGGTCTGTGCGATCCGCTCGAAACGGTCTGGGTCGATCTGTTTCGGCAAGGCGGCGATGATTTGCGGCTTCATGGCGCCGAGCTCGGCGCGAAAGACGGCGATCGGGTTTGGGGTTTCGGCCTGGGTCACTGGTCGGTGTCCTTCTCGACGGTCCATGAAATGCGCGGGCTGCGATAGCTCGAGGGTTCGACGCTGTAAGCCTTGCGATTGATGGTTTTCGCGGTGACTTTGCCGCCGGCAAACCGGGCAACGGCGTTGGTCTGCATGGTCGCCAGAATCTCGGCGTTGATGGTTCGCAGTTCCTTCTCGGCGCTGTTTTTCAGGCGCGAGGTCGCGTCTTTCAATGTGACGAGCGCGTTAAATCGCGGGTCGGCCGAGAGGTCGATCTCGTCGCCGCTGTCCTGCGCGTAAAGCCGGCCGATGTTGTCGGCGTCGCGGGTGAAGTCCATGTCCGGCGTTTCGCCGGACGCGACGAGCTGCCAGAAGGCGGCGACGGCCTTTCGGGTGTGTTCGATGACGTCGGGTCGGATCGGGATTTCGACCATGTGCAAGTCTAGTCCGTGGCCGACGGTGAGGGCGGCGACCGCGGCCCATTGCGCGCCGGCGAGCTCGGCCTCGACGAGACTCTGCACCGCGATCCAGAGCGGCGGCGTGGTGTCGCCGCTCTCGGCGTCCTTCCATTTGCGCCGGAAGACGGACGGCTCGACGGACTTGATCTGGACGATGCCCAAGCCTCTCTTCGGGTCTGACGCGAAGACGTCCGGCGTCGCGCCGAGTCGAACCCGCGGGTCGCGCATGTAGACATTCGGCCGGGTGATCGCCCATTTCGGGTTCTGCTCGCCGAGCAGCGCGACGGCGACCGGTTCGAGAAGCCGGCCGCGCTGCATCGGGCCGGACTCGTCCGGGTCTTCGTCGAGGCGGCCGGTTTTCAAACCCCATAGCGCAAACTTCGTCAGGTATTCGTGAACGCCGAGCACGGCTCCGACCGCCGACGCGGTGACGTCTTTTTTCCGAAGGTCGAGCCATTGCTGGCGGCTGTTAATGTTGTGGACTTCGATCGCGTTCACGGGCGGTCCTTTCGCTGAGGGTGCGGCCGGCGATCGGGGAACGGGTTTCGTGACCCGGTGGGCCGGCCGCTGCGTCGGCGGAAGTTGTGCGGGTTTCGTTCATGCCTCGGCCGACGGTTTGAAGGGTGCGGCCGGCGGCGACTCATTGGGTTTCGAGCATCGACGGGCCGGCCGCTTTGCTCGACGCGCCGGCGAGCCCTCGGTGGGTTTCGAGCCGATGAGGGCCGGCGGCGTCGAGGCAATTTCGGCGATCGGCATACGGCAATCGGGTTTCGTGCCGCCGATGGCCGATCGCCACGCAACCCAAAGGTCGCGCAGAAGGCGTTTTTCCACGTATCTCTTAGCGCGTGCCGCGGCGTGCGCGCTAAAGCTCTCGCGCACTTCGCCGTTCTTCTTATCGGCCACCGGCGGCTTTGCGTGCGTCGGATCGCGCTCGGCTTCATATCTGAGCCGCTCGAGGAAGAGTCGCCGGTACGGTGGCAAGCTCTGGTCTACCTCGGCGTCGACGGGCGGTCGCGGCGGGCCGTGTCCCATGCCGCCTATAATGCCGCTGCCGACATTCCAAAGCACCGATCGCCGGCGTGGCGAGTAACCATGTGCGAGCGCGGCGTCGGCGTCGGTCTTTTTCCGCTGCCGCTCGGCGCCGATGACGGCGCATCCGAAGCGTTTCCAGAGGCATGCCGGCGACCTGTAGTCGCCGATTGGGTCGGCGGCCTCGCCGACGAGCGCGGCTAAGCCCAGGGCGCCGAAGCCCGGAACGGCCTCGGTCCAGGAATAGACCGGCAAGCGTTTCGCGGTGCTCTCGAGCTGCCGCTCGAGCGGCTTCCGCAGGCTGCGGAACTGGTCGATTGCGGCGAGAAACGGGGCGAGCGATTGCGAAACGGCGACGTCGACCGGCTCGGCCTTCGCCGCGGCGTCGAATAGCGCACCGGCCGCGGCTTTGTCGCCGTCGGTCCATGATCGGCAAATCGCTTTGCCTTGTAGTGTGAGCGACTTTTCGGCCCGGTGCCAACGCTGGCGCATTCGCCATAGCGGCACGATCGAAGCGACGAGCTCGGCGCTTAGTACGCGGATTTCGGCCGGCAAACGGCCGAGCTCGTCGCCGCCGCGCGCGGGCCGGGACCGGGTTTTGCCGACTATGCGGCGCGCGCGTTTCGGTGAGGGTGCCGCCGGCGCATGTGCAACGGGTTTCGGAGCGACACGGGCCGGCGGCTGCGACGACGTGCGATGAGCGGTTTTCGTTGGGCCGATGGTCGTCGCGTTCTCGGTGATGGGTGCGGCCGGCGCCGGGGCTCGGGGTTTCGCCGTTTCTGCGGCCGGCCGCGGCGACGACGACGATGGTCGGTCGGCTTTCGTGTCGCCGATGGTCGTCGCCATTTCTTCGATCATCTTCTCTAAGGCGTCGGTCATGTGCGCGCCTCTTCATAAAGTTCGGCGGCGCGTTCGTCGGTCATGACTTGGCCGACGGTCTTTTTCGCCGGCATGCTCTGGCCAATTAGCGTCAACCATCGGGCTTTATGGCCGGTATCCTCGGCGATTGCCGCGTATCGGTCGGCCTGTTCGATGACTTGCTCTCGCAAGGCGTCGCGCAACCGCAAGCCGTTGGCGAGCGGCATGTCGAGGATGGCGCGGCTGATGCCGTTTGCGAGCGCGACGACAGCGCCGCGGCCGGACGTGGTGACGCGTAGGATTTGCGCGCGATCGGTGCGCATGGCGGCTTCGACGCGGTACTGCACGGCGTCGAGCACGGCGGCCTCGATGACGGTTCGCAGTACGGCGGGACTGCGCAAAAGCCGCCGGGTCAAAGTGGCGGTCGCCGTCGTCGTATTGCCGTCGGCTTTTCGCAAGGCGGCGCGCGCTAGTTGGGCGAGGGTTTCCGGCGCGTCGTCAACGGTGTCGGGTTTTGGTTCGGCGCGGGCCATGGGGTTCCTTGTCCTGGTGAAACGGAACCGACCGACCGCGACCGGGGCAGCGTTCGCGATCGGCCGGCTGGTCGCCGGTGCGCAAAGGGGTTCGACACCGGCGGCGTCTTCAATCGGGGCCGTGTTCGTCGGCCTCGCGGGCGTCCAGGGCGGCGATCCGCTCGGCGAGTTTGGCCGATGTGGCGACGGTCGCCGCGTGCTCGGCGGCGAGGACTTCGGCGACCGTCCGGCGGCTGTCGTCGAGCTCGGGCTGGCGGCGGGCGCCGCGATAGGCGGCGAGGGCGGCGCGCAAGGTATCGCGGCGGCGCGAGGCATCACTGGTGTCGGCGGCGAGATTGCCGCTCGGCCGGAATGCGAGCATGTGCTCGGCGGCTGCGGCGAGGGCGGCGACCTTGCGGCCGATCTCGGCCGGGCCGGTGCCGGCGGCAAAGCCGAGCTCGAGCGCGAGGTCTTGCCACCGGCCGAGCATCCGCAAAAGCTCGGCCTCGTTGGTGTTGTCGGTCACGGCCTGGACTCCTCGGGCAAGGTGGCGCGTATGCGCATGAGTGCGGCGGCATAGACGGCGAGGCGGGTCTCGGCCGGCGCGTTGCAGGCGCGGTCGAGCGACTGGCGGACGATGCCGGCGATGTGCTCGAGCACGACGGCGGGCGCCGCGTCGCGGGGCTTGCGGTGTAGGATCATCGGCCGGCCTTGACTTGGGCCTGGTGCATCGTTTCGAGGTCGAGCCAGGCGAGCAAGTAGGCAACTCGCTCGTCTAGTTGCAGACTCGGCCAAGAATCGCGGATGCTGGTGGTGTCGTCGGTGAGGTCGCCGTCAAAGTAGATGCCGGCGACGTCGCCGTCTTCGATGCCGGCCTTGTCCATGATCTGCCGGACGGCGGTGTCGAGGTCGGGCTCGGTGGCGGCGGCGTCGCAATCGGCGGCGGTGATGAGGTGTAGGTTCATTTGCGCGGCTTTCCCGGTGCAAGGGCGGCCGGCGCGGGATTGCGCCGGCCGGTAGGGCCGGCGCTACTGCGCCGGCCGGTGGGGTTTAGTCGTCGATCGGCGCGCGATCCTGGAAGGTGGCGAAGGCGGCGCCGGTCTCGTCCAGATAACGGACGATCTGGAACCGATCGAATGCGACGGCGGCGATCTCGCGGCCGGCATAGGTCCAGCCGGGCAGGGCGGGGAAGGTTCCGAGCCTGCGCGCATTGACGGCGCGGCGAAGGTCGGTGGTGGGGTAAGTTCCGATTGCGGGCATCGCGCGACTCTCTCGGTGCGGTGGCGGCGGAATTGCCGTTGACTGCATGTAAGCATATCTTACCGCGGCAATCAAGCAAATCTTGACGGTCGCCGCCAATTTTGCCTAGTGTGGCGGTTATGAAACGGCACGAAAGGGCGCTTCGGCAAGCGGTCGCCGCGGCCGGCGGGCCGTCGGCGCTGGCGCGGCGGCTCGGCGTATCGCCGCAAGCGGTCGTCCAGTGGCGGGAATGTCCGGTGCGGCGGGTGCTCGAGGTCGAGCGGCTGTCCGGCGTGTCGCGGTCGGAACTGCGGCCGGACCTTTATCCTGCTCGGCTCGAGGCGGTCCCGTGAGAGTCCTTGGTTGGACTCTGCTCGGCCTCGGCTTTGGTCTGCTCGCCGGCATGTGCTGGCGACCGCCGGTCGACGATCGGGCTGGCTTCCGGCTGCTGTTCGCGGCGTTCGCGCTGCTCGGCCTCGGGGCGCTGATCCTGGTCTTTGCGGCGGAACCCTATCAACCGGTCGGCGCGGTGCGGCCTCGAGCTGATCTCGGCCTTGCGCCGATCGCCGGGGTGCCGCTCTGGCTGCCGCTCGACGCGGTGCCGGCGCGATGAGCGGGGTAACGGTTCGGCTGCCGGCCGAGTGGCTGATCCGCTCCGAAGAATTCGGCGCTGATTGCGTGCGGGTGCTGTCGGCGGCTTCGCTGGCGCGTTCGGTGCTCGGCTCGGCCGATACGCTCGGACAATTTGCCGAAGGTCGGCGGGCGGAATGCGCGGCGGCGCTCGGCCTCGGGCTCGATCCGGACGTTGTGATCGACTGGGATCGGCGGCCGGACGTGGCCGATGGTGGCTTTGATCTCGACGCGGGCGGGCTTTTGATCGACGTCAAGTCGACGCTGGGCGGGCGGCTGCTGCTGTATACGGCGCCGGCGGATTTTGCGAGCAAGCGGTTCGACGTGCTGCTGCTGTTGCGCGGCCGGTTTGCGGAGTGGCGGGCGCTCGGCTGGATTTCTAAGCGGGCGTTCTTCGCACGCAAGCAAGTATCGGACGGCGCTCGGGTGTCGGCCGGAACCTGGTGGGTCGACTCGGCCGATCTATGGTCGGTCGCCGAGCTGCTGGTTGTGCTCCGGCATGTTGACGAGCTCGGCGCCTATCGGCGTCCGGGCCTGTCGCGGCTGGCGGTCGATTGCGGCGCCGACCGGGTGTCGGATTTCGTGCGCGGGCTCTGGCCTCGATGACGGCGCCGGCGGTCTATCTCGGCGGCAAGGTTTCGGTGTTCGCCGGCGACTGTCGGGACGTGCTCGCCGAGCTCGGCGACGGGTCGATTGACTCGGTCGTCACCGATCCGCCGTATGCGCTGGTGTCGATCTCTAAGCGGTTTGGGCCTGGGCAGAAAGCGACGCTCGGACCTGGGCAATATAAGCGGCTCGGCCGCGGCTTCATGGGCAAGACGTGGGACACCGGCGCGACGGCGTTCGATCCGGCTTTCTGGTTTGAAGTCTGGCGGGTGCTGAAACCTGGCGGGCATGTCGCGGCGTTTGGCGGCTGCCGGACTTATCATCGGCTGGCGTGCGCAATCGAGGATGCCGGCTTCGACATCCGCGACCAAGTCGCATGGGTGTTCGGGTCGGGGTTTCCGAAGTCGCACGATGTGGCGGTGGCAATCGACAAGGCGGCCGGTGCAGCACCGGCGCGCGGCAAGGCATTCAACTTCAAGGGGCGCGGCGGGCGGGCCGACGAGTTTGACGGTAACGGCCGGCAATTTCTGCCGCCATACGAGCCGGCGACCGACGCGGCGGCGGCCTGGGCCGGTTGGGGTACGGCTCTTAAACCGGCCTGGGAACCGATCTGCCTGGCGCGCAAGCCTCTGGTCGGCACCGTCGCCGAGAATGTGCTCGAGCACGGCACCGGGGCGCTTAATGTCGACGGCTGTCGGGTGGCGACGGCCGACGAGCTCGGCAACGGTGTCACCGCTTCAACGGCGACGGTCGGTTATGAAGGCGGCTTCCGGACGGTTCGGACGGAAGGCGATGGCCTCGGCCGCTGGCCGGCGAATCTGATGCACGACGGCTCGGCCGAAGTCGTGGCGGCGTTTCCGGAAACGGCGAGCGGCTTCAAAAGCGGCGGCGATTATGCGCGCGAAACCGGCGTGCATGCCGGCGGTCAACGGCTGGACGGGTCGGCCTGTTATGCCGACTCGGGCTCGGCGGCGCGGTTCTTCGCATCATTTCCAGGTGAGGATGAACAATGGAACGGGCATGCGAGCTCTGCGGCAAGCTCTATAAACCTGCAAAGCGAAGCCGCCGCTTCTGCTCTCGCGAATGCTCTGGAAAGGTCAACGCTCGACGTGGTGCTGAGCTTAGAAAGCTATCGGGCACATTCTACGAGCGTCACGGCGAGCGACTTAAGCGCGATTTGCGCGAGCGTTATCGGGATGATCCGGAATTTCGCCGTCGAGCCTTGGCTCGCGCGGTTGCAAGGCGAGCTAATCCTGAGCGTCGGGCCTGTCAGAGTTGCGGCAACGCGCGATCCGACCGGCATCATGACGACTATTCTAAGCCGGCCGCAATCCAATGGCTTTGTCGAGGTTGTCACGTTCGATTGCATCGCGATCAACGGGGTTCCTGGGGCACCGGATTGCGCGCGACGGCTGTTTTATAGCGCCAAGGCGGACGCGGACGATCGGATCGGTTCGCGACATCCGACCGTGAAGCCGGTCGATCTGATGGCCTGGCTTTGCCGGCTGATTACACCGCCGGGCGGTGTGGTGCTCGATCCGTTCGCCGGCACCGGCACGGTCGGCGAGGCGGCATGGCGCGAGGGCTTCCGGGCCGTGCTGGTTGAGCTCGATCCGGACTCGGTGGCCGACATCCATCGGCGGCTCGAGCATGCGCTTTCGGGGCCGGATGAGCGGGCGCGGGCGATCGTCAAGGCGCGGGGCGAAGTCGAGTCGCCGGATGGTCTGCCGCTGTTCGGCGGGGTGCCGTTGTGACGGTGTCGAGAAAAGCAGCGCGAAACGCGGACCGGGCCTTGCGGTCTTGGCATCGGCGCTCGGGGCGGGTGTTGGTCTGCCGGCGGCCGGCGGTCGAGGCGTTCGTTTTCGCCGGTTCGGACGTCGGTCGGCTGCTCGAGGATGGGGTTTTGCGACTGGTCGAGGGCGAGGACGATGGGCGAGGGCTGGACGAAGGCGCGAACCGATAGGCTCGCCGAGCTGGTCGCGGGCGGCTATTCGGCGGCGGCGATCGGCGCCGATCTCGGCGTGACGCGGAACATGGTGATCGGCAAGGCGGCGCGGTCGGGCATGCAATGGCCGCCGCGGGTGTCGCCGGTGCCGCGGCCGCCGGCGGCGCAAGTGGCGTGGGCGCGTGATCTGCCGCGATTTCTGGAACTGGTCGGCGACGGCGCGTCGCCGGCGGCGATTGCGGTCGAGCTCGGCCGGTCGGTCGAGCAAGTGCGCGACAAGGCGCAACGGCTCGGCGTGAAGTTCGGGCATCATGGGCGGGGCGGTGGCGGCTTGGGCATGGTGCCGAAGCCGGATCGGCCGCGGGCGCTGCCGACGACACCGCCGGCACCGCTGCCGGCGATTGATGGTCGGCCGGTGCATTTTTTGGCGCGGCGGCCGGGGCAGTGTGTTTGGCCGTTGTGGTCGGGGCGCGACCGGATCGGGCTTTGTTGCGGGGCGGCGGCGGCGGTCGGGGAACCCTATTGCGCCGAACATCGGGCAGCGGCCTGGGCCGGGCTCGGCCGCCGCTATGCCAAGGTTAAGGAGTCGGTCGGGTGACGTTCACGATCGGCGTGCAAATCGACATCGTGCGGCGCGAGATCGCCAAGCGGCGCGACGTCTACGGCCGGCTTGTTTCACGTGGAACCATGCGCCAATCGGTCGCCGACTATGAGGTCGCCGGCATGGAAGCGGTATTGGCAACGCTTGAGCGCATTTCGATCGCGGTGCCGAACCGGTGATCCGCAACCTTAGCGCGGCCGAGTTCGGGCTGCTGGTCGGCTTCGGGGCCGGCGTGCTCGGCGGCATCCTGGCGGTCTGGATTCTCTGAATTCGTGACAGGACGGTGTCGGTCGGCCGGGTTTATGGTCGGCGAATCGGCGGCGAGCGCGCGCTGCAAAGCCGCTCGCCGCCGACCGGCTTAGGCATGATGCCGGCCGGAAACATAGGGGTGAGCTATGTTCCTCGGTGAAGAAGTTAGCGTTTTCATGCGCAATAAGAAACACTTGCTGACCGTCGAGGTCAGCGCGGTAATTTTGCTGATTAGGCATTATGTCGAAAATGGCGAATTGCCGACCGATGACGAGCGGCTGCGCCGGATCGCCGACGCTGGACCGAAGAACTGGGCGAAGATCAAGCCGGTGATTGCGCCGTTCTTCGACGAAGCCGACTGGACGCCGCGGGATCGTCGGTTCGTTCGGTTTCTGCGGTGGGACAAGCGAAGGGCGGAAAGAGAGTTTCGGCGCATGAAGCCCGAGGGCTCATCATGAGCCGTTTCCCGTCAATGCCAATGTATTGGGCCGACTATCTCGGCGACACTACCCAGCTATCGACGGTCGAGCACGGCGCCTATCTTCTGTTAATTGGCAGCTATTGGTTGCACCTTGGGCTTCCGAACGACGACGAGAAGTTGCGGAAGATAGTCAAGGCGACGCCGAAACAATGGCAAAAACTGCGGCCGGTGGTGTCGGCCTTTTTCAACGCCGAATGGAAGCACAAGCGCATTGAACGGATGCTTGCCAAAGTCGCCGAGAAGAGCCGCAAGAATGCCGAAAATGGACGCTGCCGATGGAATGTTAATGTTTCACGGCCGGAAAACCGAGGGCAAAAGTTTAATGATTTCAACGGTCGGCCTGAGCGAACGCTTAGCGATCGCTTAGCGAACGGTATGCTACCAAAACTAAAAGAAAGAAAGACTGTCCTTACCTCAGAACCGCGCGAGGCAAGCGCTAACTTCGCCGTAGGGCGCGGCGGCGGTCTCGAGGGGTTCGATCCGTCGGCGGCGATGCGCGCGAAACTGGTCGAGGCGGCGAACGGCAACGTTTCGGCGAAGGCGGCCGAAGACGTCTCGCCGATCACGCGATTGCGAGCGAAAGGCTGTTCGCTGGAAAAGCACATCCTGCCGGCGATCGCCGAGCTGGTGCCTAAGCTCGAGGCGCCTTTGCGATCCTGGGCCGATCCGACGCTGGTCGCGGAAATTCTCAAAAGGCAGGAAGGCGGGCTCGGCGAGGGGCGCGAGCGGGTGCCGCTGCGCGAGGGCGACACCGATCCGGTCGCGGCGAGTCTCGAAAGGCTGGCGAAGGGGCGCGCTAACGGGGCCGTCGAGCTCGACGTGCGGTCGGCGCCGGATGCGCTCGATAGTTCGGTGCCTGATGGGACGGTGTTGTCGTAGGGGCGAGGTCGGCTTAAACGTTCGCCGGCGGGTGCGGGTGCAAGGCGGGTCGGATGGCGGCGACGGCGGCGGGCTATGATGGCAAGCGCGAGCTGGTCGCGCGGGAAGTGCCGGACCCATACGACGGCAAACATCTGACGGTGATCGTCAACACGCGGGAATCAACCCTTGGTCACATGCTGGCGCGCGGTCTGATCGACGAAGGCCAGAAAGCCGCCGGCGACCGTTTCCGGGCGATCTATGAGCGGGCGATCATCGGCGCTGCGAAGGCATTCGACTATCGCCGGCCGAAGGTCGACGGCGGCAAGCTGTTCGATCCGATGCATTCCAGCTCGGCCGAAGCGGCGCGGGCGCTGAAATGGGTGCGCGGCCTGGTCGGCGAGGCAGATTATTCCTTGTTGGTCTTGATTGCCGGCGACGGCCGGACGATCCGCGACGTGGTCGGCGACTCTAGGGCGGCGCGGCTTTATGCCGGGCACCGGTTTCGCGACGCGCTGGCGATCCTGGCGGTAAAATGGGGTTTTGACGGCTCGCCTGCCGGCGGCGGGCGGCGTTGACGAGGTGCAACCTTAAGCCTAGATTTCCGGTAATGGCGAAACGTTCGCGCGAACGTCCCTCGCGTTTCGACGTCAACGGTTCGCCTAGAGGGCTCGGTGCGACTGCGAGGGCAGCGGCCGGGCCTTCGTCTTGTCGAGGGCCGGGCTCGGGCGGCTTTGAACCCGCACGCCAACGCCGAAGCTGTTCGCGTCCGGCCTTGCCTGTCCAGCCTGAGGATCGACCAGTTGCGGCTCTCGGCGCGCGATCGCGGCTATACGTGGCGATGGCAGAAGGAACGCGCGCTGTTCCTGCGCGCACATCCGCTGTGCGTCATGTGCTCGAGGGCGCTGAGGGTGACACCGGCGACGGTGGTCGATCACATCGTGCCGCACAAGGGCGACCAGGCGCTGTTCTGGTCGCATGCCAATTGGCAATCGCTTTGCAAGCTGCACCATGACTCGACCAAGCATCGGCTCGAAGGCAGTGGCGTCGAGGTCGGATGTGACGAGCAAGGGGTTCCCTTGGCGATCGGGCATCCT